CTGACAAATTAGCTATAGGATCATTCAGAGCTTTGCCTAACTGAATAGCAGCGCTCTTAAAATCTCCGTCTAAGAGAGTAGCAACATCCATGACTCTCTTCTGAGCAAGAAGCAGCTGATCTCCGGCAATGTTGGTAAAAGTCAATAACTGTGCAGTGATATTGTTGAGAATTTCATCATCAGCAATGTTAGTAAGATTCTGTAAAGCAGTAGCCTGTTTGAAAAGTTCCTTTGCTGAAAATCCTGCAGCAGCTCCGGTTGATTTTATTGCCTGCGTGACTTTCGATTGAGCAATAGCATCAGCTTCAGCTGCTCTCAGGACTGCCTTAATTGAGTTAGTAATCAGCCCGAATGCTTCCCTGACACCCGCTGCAGTCAACCCGAACCCGGCAAATGCTGCAGATAGGCTGTCAACATTCCCTTTTAGGTTTGATATACCCTTTGAGGCTTCTGCAGTGTCAGCTGAAACGGATAACCTATGCTTCTTCTGCAGATCAGATATCAGCTTTTCAACTTCTGTTTTCCCGGAGAGATCCAGCTTGATAATAAGTTTAAGTTCCTCAGCCACGTTACCTCTTTATTAGTTCCATATAGTAAATTGCTTCATCATATTCTACTTCATCCGGTCTGATGTTAAGCCTACACATATTGAAGTAGAGCATCCAGAAAGGATTTAATCCTGTTGATTTGAAGTCTGGTTCGTAGTCTTCGGGATCAGGTTCAGGTTCAGTTTCGGAAGCGACATTGAGAGCTGCTTCCCTAAATCTCGAAAAAAATTGCCGATTATCTCCAAAATCTCCGGTAATTCCTTCTGCTCAAAATCTTCTTCTGACCTGGTAATGATTTGGCAGAATTCATTAAGCTTGCTTTCTGACAAGAGTTTGTCAAAGATAAGCCTTGGATCTATTTTAACTTCGCCGCCAGTAAGAAGTTCTGACAGGCTGAGCTCTTTGAGTAGATTCCAGACCTCTTTTAGTGTTTTAACATCTGTATAAATTCGCATAGTGTCTCCTATTATGCTTCATCAGTAGACATTGTTCTATTATAGATTCCTATTTCTTCTTTATCAAGGGTTTCCTTGCCATAGACAACCACTTTCCCCACCGCTTTAGCTAATGCTCTCCAGTCCTGAAAATTTTGATATTCTACAGCCTCAGAGGGTGTGCTCCCAAGAAGGTGATTATTAATCAATGCTAATTCTTCATCGATTGTATAACGTTCCCTTATAATGCTACTAACAATTTTATCATAAGAAGGAAGCTTGTCGACTATGACTTCTTCATAAGTATAGAATTGTTGTTCTTCTCTTACTATTGTACCGAAGCTGAACCTTATCGCCAGCCCACCTTTTATGTACTCTGTAGCCTCTTTTGGTTCTCTACTTTCTACCATTAATCCCCCTATGTTAAACTGTAATATTTCCCGCATTTTCTTATTGTAGCTAAAAAAGGTATCTCATTACCATATTTTTCTAATTGTTCAATAAGCACATCTGATCCGGTAAATATTATTTTCTTTTCTGTATTTATTTCTACTTGTAAAGTTAGATACTTGCCAGATGTGTTTTCTCCGTATCTGCTTGTCTTTATACAATATCCAGTAACCTTAATCTGTTTCCCAATAACACTGTCTATTTTTATTTTGTCCCCATCAAGGATACTACTCTCAGATATATCAGCAAATGTTTTCATATGTACTTGCCTTGTAGAGGATTTTTTATCCCATTACGGATTGAAGTATGTTTTACTATCCAATATAATTCTTTATCAAACAAGCTGTTTATTAAATTCTTTGCATTGGCATATTTCAGCCATCCAACGTAACTCATTACTACATTTATTATTTGACTGCATTTCATACAGCCGTATGCTTTTCTGATGTTTGCTATTTTGCTTATCATCCTTTTTGCTATAGATTTACGTACTAAGGTATAGTTATGAAAAAAACGATACCCTAAGAAGTCTATCCCTCTTACATCAACCGGAAATATCTGCCAATTCTTCTTCACTACAAGCTTTAGTTTATTAAGCAAATACTCATCTATTTGCTTTTCTATTATATGTAGTTCATTCTTATCTGAAGACAATATTACAATATCATCACAGTATCTGTAATAGTATTTACATCTGATCTTTTCTTTCATCCAATGGTCAAACTGAGATAAATATAGATTGCCAAAGTACTGGCTTAAATAATTACCTATCGGAACTCCCTTTGCTGAATCTATTATCTCATCGAGAAGCCATAGAATATCATTATCTTTTATTTTTCTTCTGATGATTTGTTTGAGTATGCCATTATTTATGCTTGGATAATATTTTTGAATATCTAACTTAAGACAGTATTTTGTTCCCTGGATATCCCTGAGAGATTCTTTGATTCGCAATACACCATCGTGTATCCCTCGCAATTTTATAGCGGCATATGTGTCCCTTATCAATGATTTTTGCCATATAGGTTCCATTATTTGCATTATGCAGTGATGAACAATCCTGTCCGGGTAGTAAGGAAGTTTCATTATTTCTCTTTCTTTCCCATTATCCATCACTCTTGTAAATACTTCATATTCAGAATTTTTAAAGGTTTTTTCAACAAGACTCTTCCTTAATGCCTTTAAATATGTTTGCGGATCTTTATTTATGGCTTTCACCTCTCTATAATGTTTCTTGCCAACCTGAGCATTTTTATGAGCAAGCTGTATGTTTTCGTAGCTGCATACCTCTTTAAATAGATTGTTATATCTTTTCATTTGCTTATTTCGCCTCCAGTTTTTCTCTACTGCATATACAGGATACTAAACTGTATGAGGCTTTGCTTTGTGTTTTGCCAAGAGGCAAGGTTATTGCATACATGGTCATAGAAACAAATGTTAAAAATAAGTATAGACGACCGCTGATGCTCGAATTGGAATTCGTGAAGCTGTTATTCGAATTAACGTAGAAGCTGCCAGCTTTGACACTGTTATTCGCATTGCCACCAACCAGAACCACACGCATATGCAACAACCTGTTAAACATTTATGCTACCCTCGAAAGCAAAGACGACCGCCGACGCTCGAACTGGAAAGCGCGAAGCCGTTAAGCGAATTAACGTAGAAGCCGCCAGCCCTGACACCGTTATCCGCCGCGCCACCAACCAGAACCACACGCCAGCCAACAGTCGGGATGTTGTCAAAAGATGTATAGTAATAGTCACATAGCCCTGAGTTACTTGCACCTCCGCTTGTAGCTGGCATGAAAGTCCCGTTTAATGGCGTTTTACCATAACAATCTACTTGGACAAGGCTGCCTATAAGATTATACCCTGTCCTTGCAGTGTCTGTATTGTTTTCTCCATAGCTGGCATAATTTGTAGAATTAGTAGCAACATAAAGCAAGCTGCCGTTTGTTCCATCGTTTCTGACCGCTGTGCCGTCTAAAAATTGCCATAAATTACCAAACCAATCTTCGATTCCACGATAGCTAACAAAGTCACCAGAATTGCCACCTGTAGTTGATTGTCCACCTGCAACCATGCCTAATAGATTGCTCTTACCTGTGTTAGCAATACAAGCTGCATAATCAAAAGTACTAAACTTTGTATTACCTCCACTTATTTTAGCCTGCCAATCCATACTTGCATATTCGGTAATAAATAAATTATTTACAGCCATCCAATTGACGTGGTCTAATAAATGAAATCCTGTACCTCTTGCCGTTGCTCTGCTTCTAAGTGTTGTGATATTTTGTGAAACACTCGGTTTAACACCAACTCTTGACTCAAGCTTTGTTGAATTTATATATCCGGCATATTTACCAATATACATTTTTTTTGACCTGGTGAACCCGGAAACAGCCATTTCAGAAAGCCAATAATAGTATTTACCATCAGCTATATACATTTTATAGTAAAATTCCGGAATTTCTACCATTACCATCCCATCCGTACCGTCCAGAACCGCATCTGTAACACCGTCTTCTTTCTTGTTATGATTATCGGGATCAAGAAAATAGTTAACCGTTCCATTGTCATTCAAGACACATCCCTTCATTTTAGCCTGTATCGGCAACATAGCATTTGGGATCACATCAGAAGCATTATATTTCGATAGAGTACCTAATCGCTCAAAGGTTTCCGTTATAGGGGACCACTTAACACCATATATCCGATTACCTATTGCAGATTGTGCAACAAGCCCCGGAATCAATCTTAGCATCATAATTTCACCCACATAATGTATACATGCTGCCCCGCTGTTCCTTTTATGTATATTTTATTCATACTTGCAACTCCTACATGAACCCCTACTGTAAGGAATCCTTCAGCAGAGCTACTTTCTCCTACGTAAAAACTCTCTGCACTCTGTATAATTGCTTCGGCTGCGTTATCAGGTACAGATATTTCATTATAATCTGCTCCGGATATTGTAATGTCATCTGTCGTGAAGCTCGTAGCTGTCATTATTACATTGCCGTTCAAATCTGTTTTTAGTATCATATCCTACCATCCTTCAATAACTTATTTTCAAATTTCAGGAAAGCCTTTTCCACTGCATCTTCTACAGCCTTTTCCAGATCGTCCTGAGTCCACATCTTAGACTGCAGGGCTGTGATACATTGCTTATTCTCAGCAATTGCTTTATCATGCTCTTCCAGCTTAGAATCAGTTTTCTTCTTTGAATAAAAAAGCAGTCCCCAGCTTGTAGAGACTAACACACCGATTACGTACATTGCTATTTCACTCATTATCCTCTCCGGTTAACATTATTTCTGCAAGATAGGTTGCTCTTTGTCCGACTTGTTTGCGAGCCCATTTAGAGTCTAACATCTCATGCGCTGCCAGACTGTAATTGCCCTCACATAACGCTTTCAGGAAGCCAACAAATCCCCCCAAGCCATCTTTGCCAATGCCCATATTGAATACCATGTTAACGAGTACATTCTTCCTGGCATCGTTTAGTCTCTTATAAATCTCAGGGTAATACTTCATTATCAATTTTTCTGCATCAAACATGTCGTTTTTGAGAAGAAATTCAGCTTGCTCTTTGGTTACAGTCTTATCTTTGAGGAATTCAACCTGACCGGCAAAAGGGACGTTTATCCCGAATAAAGCTTCACATTCCTTTTGTGACAAACCTTTGTCCTGTATATTGCGTCCAAAGCCTATTGTCCACTTACCACTGGAACATTTGTAAAGATATGATTTGAATCCTTCATGTATTTTCAAGGTCTCTAAAAGTCTGCTGTATCTTCTCATTTTTCCTCTTTATTAATGTATGGAGGTGATCCCACTGTACCGGACCACCTCCTCCCTTTTTCGGGCTTATAATATCTTCTTTACTTTTCTTGCCAGATGACTTATCTGGAAAGCTTTCTCAACTGCTACATCAATCGTTCCGAATACCTTCTTCAACAGGCTTTTATCTTTATCCGGAAAACCTTGAGTAACCTCTCTGACTACGATCTGCTGCTTCTCCAAGCCCGACTTAGCCAAAGGTTCCACATTGGTGATGATGTTGACGATTGCGTAGAGTATTGCCTCCACTTTGTCTTTTTCAATGGTTATGTTCAACCACTTTTTCAGATAATACACGACAAAGATTCCCAGTATCGGGATTATGTACGGTAAGATCATGGTAATTATCTCAGGCATATTTGCTCCTTAAAAGGCGCTTTGACAGCGCCCGGTTGTTATGTTGTAGGTATATCGTACCATTCCCCGTTATGTTGTAGGAATGTCGTACCATTCACGAAATTCAAGAGCTGTTGAAACTTCCTTTTCGCATCTGATAGGAATTACCTGAACAGATTTTCCTTTGATGGCTTCCTGGTAGTTGTATGTGATGTTTTTAACACAACAGGCAAGATCTCCCGCTGTACTGACCAGGATGAAATCTAAAGCAGTTCCGTCGACACTTTCCATTGCTCCGATGTTTGTATCATCGAGCTGTGCTACGTCTGCGGAGAATGACCCCTTTTTGGTCAGATGTTTTGTTCCGGACTCTGTACCTTCAAAGCTTTCACCTGGTTCTAATTTTACTTCTACACTATCAGCCGCACAATCACCAATCTTGGTAAGTCCCGAGATCAGAGTGTCATGCGCTGATTTATTAGCCGGAACAGTCCAGGCTGCAGTAGCTCTTGCGTATACAATAAACTTCCTGCCCCTTATTTTGGTGTTTCCGGATACAAACGATGTTATTGCCATATTATCTCCTTATTAATCCCCGGTTACACATTCTGTGGCATCTGATGTGACAGTGCCTGTAACCATTCCCGTTGCTGTTACCTGTACTTTATACCACCCGGCTGCACCTGTGACATATTCATCATCAGTTGCACCTGAGATCTCAGCATAGGTTCCTTCTTCTGTTGCACTGTATAGCCACTTGTAAGATAGGGTATGTGTACCCTGCGGAGCGCTCTCATAAGTTAAATCATCCACGCTGACGGTATCACCAACTTCAGCTCCGCCTGTGATAGTTGCCGCTGTAAGTCAGGTTGGATCGGCTGTAGTTTTGTCGCAAACCATGTAGAAATAATCATCTTCGAGTTTGTCATGCCCGTAGAGGTTGTAAGGTACGTACTGTTCTGCTGTTGACAATGTTAAGGTTTCTGCCAGAGTCTCTGTCAGTTGTTTTGCCCACATGTAGCCAAGAGCCTGTCCAAATATGACAGGATAACTGTCATTTTTAGCTGAAGTCGCATTGATTGCCCCGGCAATGTCTACCTTAGGCAAATGATTAAGCAGAACAACATCAAAGCCGTATAAACGACCTATGAATCCTTCTACTATTGGCATGTTTGTTTTTGTTCCGATTTTGTCTGCACTGACAAAGTTATCGATGGCTATTACTTCAGCTTCATGTTTAGGCGATATGAAACAGAATCTGCCACCAAGCGCTGCTCCTGCTTCGTTTAATGCTTTTCTGGCAGCTATGAAGTCAGCTGCAGTAATTTTATCAGCAGTTACCGAATGACCGGCAAAGTCATGTTTCTGACCGCTGGGGATATCACCAATCACTCCACGCAGGATCACTGTGTCCATTTCCAGCAGCATGTTCTCTGCAGCCTGATCTGATTTTTCTTTAAGCAGGTTTACCAGAGTCTGATAACTAAGATCTCTTGGTACGAGGAAGGGATTACCAACCTTTAATCCAAGAGTCATGTCGTTTGATCCGGAACCGTCTCCACTTGGTGAATCAAAAGATCCGCCTACTGTTTTGCTCTGAGCCGCTTCTGTTGTTACATACGGTACCATGACAGTTTTGCTGCCCCTGACAGCGTACTTGCTCAGGTCAGTAAGATGATTCATGGCAAAGGCTTTGTTTGCCAGTTTTCTTTTCATGGCATTGAGTGTTTCGGAGGCTACTATATCTCCATAGATAGTGTTACTTGCTTGTCCCATCTGTCTCTCCTTATCTCAGGGATTCGAAATACTTGTTTTTAATGGCATTGTACTGTTCAGGATTTGTCTCAAACAGCTGTTGTGCTTTGACAGGATCTTTCATCAGTATCTGCCAGTCAGTTAAACTTTCACTGGTCCCGTCCTGTATAGAGACGGTAGTATCCAGAGGAGTAACTGTATTTGATTGTAACCACTTGTTATACAGCTCTTCATCTTTTTCCAGAAGATTTACTGCAAATTCCTTTTGAGACGGCAGGAATTTTTTGTTGGCAATTGCCAGATTAACGATGTTGCCCCGTCTCTCTTTATCCATTTCGTTAATCTTGTTTTGCATTGTCTCAACCTGGTTGACCTTTTCCTTCAGGTCCTTCAGTTTTGCCAGTGCTTCATCCATTGTCTGAGCGCCCAGCGCTTTAAGTATCTCTTCCATATTAACTCCTTGTGTTTGCTGATACTTTGCTTTGTTTTTGAAGTTGTACTGTGAAATATCTATTCTGGCAGCTATCTTGATCTCGCTGCCAATCTCATCTATAAATCCAAACTCTTTAGCTTCTTTAGCAGTCATCCAGGTCTCTTCATCCATCATTTTGCTGATAACAGATTCTTCCAGCCCGGTTTTGTTCTTGTATGAGGTGATGATTGTTTCTTTGATTTTATCCAGCAGCTCTGCCATACTACGCATGTCTTCAGCATCTCCCCAGATGCCGTTCCAGGGATTATGTATCATCATCATAGCATTATCAGCCATGATAACCTTTTTACCTGCCATAGCAATAACACTGGCAATAGAAGCTGCCAGCCCGTCTATCTTCACAGTGATGTTCTTATCGCTGTCTTTAATCACGTTATAAATGGCTATCCCGTCAAAAACTGAGCCACCCGCTGAGTTGATTCTTACCGTAACATCCTTTTGCTTGAGACTCTTAAGCTGAGAGATGAAACTCTTTGCACCCATTCCCCAATAAGCGTCTATTTCTTCATAAATCAGAACTTCTGCTTCAGTCTCACTTTTGTTGTTAATTTTATAATTCATGTTCACCTCTGAAGCGACTATAGCAGAGCTCTCAGACAAGTCTTTTTATCTGGTGATTATCCCCATTTTTTCTGATTTTTTCTCATTTCTGCTGACAATAACTCTTAAAAAAAGGAGTCTATATGCTAAGCAATTTACTCAAAGTTATCAAAGGTGAGATTACAAGTTCTGTTAAAAAGAGGAGTCTATATGCTAAGTGATTTACTCGATGATATCAAAGATGAACTCACAGATTCCGCATTATTCAAGCAGGTTGATTCTTATGAAGGGCAATTCGATGACCTGGATAATTATGTGCTTAAACCGCCGTCTGCACTTGTAGAGATTGATTCCGGTTCAGAAGATGTTAGTTATGACAATTATGATGAAATCAATATCGCCGTCTATCTGACAACTTCCAGAATCTCTGATAAAACCGGATCCTCGATGCTTGGTTTAATTGATTCCACCAGAGCTGCATTACACGATCTGAATCTTTCCTCTGGCAGAGTAGAGTTTCAGAACTTCCGCAAAATGCTTATCTTCAAAGGTTTTAACGTCTATCTAATGAATTTTAAATTAAGGAGGTAAAATGGCTGATCCCCTTTACGCAACCGATGACCAGCTTCTTGCCAGTCTTGGATCTGAAGCAGATATCCTAACCGAAGACTATGAAGATGGTGACCTGGAAGAAATACTCACTGATCAGTCTATGCTGATTGATGACTACATCCGCAATAATGTCACCCTTCCTTTTACAGCAGTGCCTAAAATAATTGAGCAATGCTGTCTCAAGCTTGCCGTGTATGAAATTTATTCCAGACAGGCACGAGTTAACGTTCCGGAACATATCCGGGATAACTATATTGGCACAATAAAACTGCTGGAAAAAATCAACGATGGCAAGCTGAAGATCGGAGCAGACGTTACTCCGGAATCCGGTGAAGGTGACGTTCGCTATGCTGTATCAAGTCGGTATTTCACCAATAGGATGGAGTAATGACTCTTGAACAAATCGTTGGCACTGAAGCAGTAAAGTTTATCAAAGAAAGGCTACGCACTAACCAGGTTAAACCTTCCACAGCAAAAAGAAACTATGCCGGGCAATCCGGTACAACTCTATTGGAATCTGGCAGGCTTGCCAGATCTGTCAAATACCGTATTGAAGGTGATAACATCATTATCGGATCAAATCTGGTCTATGCCAGAATTCATCACGAAGGTGGTATTATTCAGCCTGTTACAGCTCAATACCTGGCTATTCCTCTCAATATCAAAGCAAAGGCAAGGCGTCCCCGTGATTTTGATAACACTTTTATTGCTAAAGGCGTCATCTTCCAAAACAATGGAGATGAAGATCCTACTCCGCTCTATGCTTTGAAGAAACAAGTCAGAATCCCCGCACGTCCTTACATGTTTCTCAATAAATCAGAACAGGACAGAATCACAGATAAAGTGATGACGTTCCTCATCAAAAACAGCATTAGAGGTTAACATGTCTTACAAACAATTCATTAAAGATCAGGCTCAGGGATTTTACGTCAACGATGGCAAGTCCGTTGAAGACATATCCATAATGATGAAGATTCCTGCCAAAACCTTATACAGATGGAAAAACGAATTTGAATGGGATAAAGCTCTCCGCTCTTCCGGGAACGTTGGCATGTACAATGAGCTTTATAATCAATTCGCCCTGGAGTTAAAGAAAGCCGTTGAAGATAAAAAACTTACCGATCCGGCTACCGCAGACGCCTTGCTAAAGACTTCCAAACTGATGGAGAAACTTTTACCAAAGAAACTGATGCTGAGCAACATCTTCAACATGCTGGAAGACATTACCAACTATGCCAAGAATCATATCGAAGATGACTCTTTTCTTAAGTTTTGGGCAAAGCACCTGGTAGAAATCTCCGACCATCTCAGACGCAAATACTCTGAGTAGGAGCCGGTATGCTAAACGATATTAAGACAGAACGGGATTTTCAGAAACGTATCCAGGATCTTATCCAGAATATTAAGAAAGAGACTGTTCTTTTCCCTGATGACAGTGCTCAAAAGAAGCGCAGAAGAATTGACGATGCGGAGAAGGATCTGTATTATTTTGCGAAAACATATTTCCCGCATTACATCAGAGCTCCCTTCGGAGATCCGCACAGAGCCATGCATATGAACACAACCCCGGGTTGTATTGTAGCCGTTGCCGGGTTCCGTGGTCTGGGTAAAACAGTTTTCCTGTCGATAATTAAACCTATTTGGCTGGCACTTTATGAGAAGATCCACTTTAATGTCAAGGTTGCCGAGAATGAAACTCTTGCCCGTGAACGCACCGAAGCAATCCGCTGTGAGTTTATGTTCAATCAAAGGCTTATCAATGACTTTGGTGAACAGTTCGTTGGTGCAATAACCGGTGAAGAAACTGACTTTGTGACAAAAAACAATGTCAGATTCCTTGCCCTTGGTTATAAACAGGGTATCCGTGGTAAACTGCACGGTTCATACAGACCTGACTACATCGACATTGACGATATTGAAGATCACAAATCTTTCAATGAGCGTATCGCTGATGATAAATTCAAATTCGTTACCGAAGAATGTTACGGCGCTTTGGAAGATGGGAAAGGGTATATTGTCTGGCTGGGCAATCTTACTCATCAGAAGTCAGCTTTGAATAAGTTCAAAAAAGATTGTGAGTCTAACTCTGTTCCGGAAAGAAAGATGCTCATCATCCCGATTGAAACAAAGGACAAAGACGGCAACATCATTCCAACCTGGAAAGAAAAGCATACAATGGAAGATCTTTACAGGATTCAACGGGCTATGGGGAAATTCGGTTATGAACGTCACATGATGATGAATCCGGTAATTGAAGGTCTTAAATTTAAAGAAGCCTGGTTTAAGTACTATCGGGCGACTCCCATTTGTGAAAGCATTGTCACTTATTGCGACCCTTCATTGGGTGAAAAGACATCTTCAGACTACAAAGCAATCATTACTCTTGGCTTTCTTCAGGGCAGATACTACCTGCTTGATGCTCGCATCAGGCAAGCTTCCATTCTTGATATGCTTCGTTACATGTACTATTGTGACCAGACCTTCCAGACACGACTCTATATGGAGTCAAACTTCTGGCAAAAGATCCTCTGGGATTACATCCCTGATTTGTCTAAAGAATTCAATTACATCATGCCGGTTGCCGGCATTGAAAATAAAGAAAAGAAAGAACTGCGGATTGAACGACTGCAGCCTCTTTTTGAATGGGGATGGATTCTTTTTCCGGAGACGGAGAGTGAAGATCTGGCATTACTCAAAGATCAGCTGCTTGGATTCCCTGACTATCCGCATGATGACGGTCCGGATGCCCTGGAAGGTGCCACCAGGATGTTAAAAATAAACAGTGAACCTAACTCTTATAAATCCGCCGGTAAGCGCCTGGCAACAAGATTTTCACAAGTATGGTAAAAGGAGATAATATGTTTTGGAATAAAAAGAAACCTGCAATAACTGAACCGGTAAACGCTGTAACACCAGTTCAGGCAACTATAATCAGCATACCTGAGACAACTCCCTGGATTAGCTATGAAATTACTCCGGATGCAATTTCAGCAGCTAAAACTATGAAAGACATGGGTAACCTTAAAAATATCATAGCTCTTTATGAGAAGCTGATCGCTAATAATGACAACCTTGCCTCCTGTATTGATGTCAGAACTGAAGCTGTCAAAAGTGCCAACTATATCATTCCTGACACAGGTTTGTCACAAATGCAAGTTGATTTCTATACTGAAGTGCTCAAAAAGCATTTACCCACCCTGATTGATCTGAAGATGAAAGAGAAGCTCCAGGGATATATGTTCAATCAGATTGAATACGACTTTCAAGGTAATCTCTATTATCCAAAAAACTTCCTTGAATACAACTATCTTGATCTGCGTGTTCAGAATAAAGAGCTGAAACTCTACATTGATGATGATCTGAAAACCCTGCCTGAGGAAAAATTCCTCATCAGCTATAAAAAGAACTGCATCCTGGAATCCTTGCTGAAATATTACACTTTTTACATCTTCGCCGTAAACAATTGGGCTTCTTTCACCGAAACCTTCGGAAAACCGGTAAGACTTGGTAAATACAAACCGGGTACATCCGTAGCTGAAAAAAACGAGCTCTGGAACATGATCCAATCATCAGGAACAGATCTGGCAGCCATGATCAGTGAGAACACTGTCCTGGAATTTATCGAAGCTCAGACCAAATCTGCCAGCTCAG